GCATCAGCGGGGGCAAATGGCTTCTAGACCATAGTAGGAATGTATTCAAATGTCTCTTTGTATTCGAATTACCAGGTTTCACCACTAGCTAAACCGTCAAATCGTATATACATAGGGTTACGATATAACATATCTTGAGCTAAGTTAGTGTTCCCGCTACTGGCAGCCATAAATTACATATCCAAGTCATCAAGTGGTAGCCAATTGAATTCCAATTTGCCGCTAAATTAATCAGCCACGAGTGAAACCTCATATGAGTTGCTCAGTTATAAAATTTACGATTAGGTGGGGAATGCATTCACGATTGTGCTAAGTGCAGTACCAGAAGACCATTAACGACCAAAGTCGGAACCACAGGTGTATATTCCAGCTCGAACGTTATCGTTAGCGAGTGGGTAGAATCTAAAACCGGCACGCAAAAGTCGTGCACTAGTCCAAATGCCAGTGCCTGTGTCTACACTACCAGTATTTGACATAAAACTGGTATAAGTGCTAGCCACAGATGACGTGCCCATGGTTGTGTTGTTAAGCACAATCCAGTTGAAGAGACCAGCAGATGGTGCAGTACCATTGTGTGTGAAATTTTGAGGAAAAGCTATCACATAAATTGTGCCTGCAGTGTCTGCGGCAACTTTTTAGGTAGTTATTTTCTCTGCTATACTTGTGTTTCTTGCAAAAGAACTAGGTCCTTTGATGGGTGCGCAATCATGAGGAGAGAGCACACTCTTCACATATGGAGGGACACGCATAAGCTGACTTGTGCGGTTTTATTTTTTCTTAGGCATGACGGTCTTTGTTTTTTTAACAACTTTGTTAGGTCTTTGATTTTTTTGCTAATTTTTTGTAACGCGTTTCTAGCTTGCGTTGTTATTTTTCTTAATATTGTCAAGTGGGATCCCGGAATCAGGTCTGTCGACCATGTAACGAATATACTCGGATTCGTGTTCTTTTTACATAAAAAGCCGGAAAAATTTGCTTTCATAATCTTTTTCGGAAAGAGATAACGTGGTTGGTACCAGGTTAACAAAACCACTGCTAGCAAACTCTGAAAGTAGTTTGGGGCTAGGTGCGTTTAATGCTAGTGTGTCACTCAGCAGTGCTACACCCGGATACAATTTTGTGTGGGGCATGCATCCAACAATGAGCCCTGTGTTTTCGAAATTAGTACTTTACAAGTATGGGGCCATTATACCACATCCAACAATCTCGTCTAAGTACATATCTCTGTTTGGATCAGCCGTAATGAATTTGTAATAAGCGTTACGGAGTTCGTGCTGGTATAGCTATTGAATGGCAACTGGGTCAGTTATTCTGTGGTTAACATGCATTTAATCTTGGTAAGTATTGAATGCATCTTTGTTCTTAAAAGAACCCTCTCTGAAGTTGACCTTACAAAAAGGTTTAAGAATTGAGGCCCATGAAAACCAAGAATAAGCACGAGCATTTTTGTGATCTTGTACCGTTATTTTGTTGGTCTTCATATAACCACCGCTAAATAATGCGCGGTAAGGTTTGCGAGCGAACGATATGCCAAGCCAAGAAGCAACACCAGCTTTTGAGAGGAAATCGATATAAAGTGGATCAACACTGAGTTTCTTACAAACTTAACCCAGTGCCCCTTATCCTTGCTCACGAATGTATACTCGCTCGTATAGACGACGTGTGACGTCAGCAACGTTGCTCTTGTCAGTAGTGACAAGAGCATCGTCACCAGATGCAAATACTCTATGCTCATAACCACAGCCATGCATTGCATACTCAAGATACATAAGAACCCTTAATGTGTTGCCAAAGGTAGTACGGGTTGCGTGCCCTGAAAAAACGGTACCGTTCACCTTCCCTTTTTCTATAATCCTGCCTTTGTGTCTCAGAATATAGGGTGTTTTTAACATAGTAAGATTATAGAGTAGTTATTCTTTTATAGGATCGTTTAATGCCATACCCCCTTACTCCATCTTGTATATTATATCCATAAATAAGTTGCGTATCATCCTATTATCACAACTCTCGATAAGTGAACTATATTATGCACTGTCATGGCCGGAAGTGTCACCAGCTATAAACCAATGATTTGTCGGAATCAGACCATTACCTTTCTGGAAATAATCTTGTAGATCTGAACTGTTCAAACCATGTATCATGCCAGTGTGAGCTGTTTTAAAACAGTCAATTAATATTTAATTGAAAAAACCAGATACAAAGTTCAGCGTTTCATCTTGTTCCCAAATAGCACGTGGGCGTCCGCTTGTTTTGTAACCACGATCAAAGAGTGACACTTCTTTCTACTTAGTGTGTAGAGTCATAACACTCCCTAACTTAAGGGTACGATATAACTTACGCAGTCCGCGTTTGTATTTCTCTTGTTTGTCAGCGTCAAACTTGGTTAAAAACTTCTCTGCATCCCAGTTATGTGTATTTAAATGTTTGCGCGCAATCTCGGATAGTTCATCAACCCTGCGATGAGCAAAATCGCGAAAGTCTCTGAGTGTCTGTGGATCGGGTGAACTACGCCCACCTCCATGTCTGCCATGTGCCGCATAGAACAAGTTGACAATACAGTTCCCAAAAGTGTAACTCTCAACCTTGTTGCCATCAATATACATAAGTGGTCCTGTTTTTTGCCATCTGACGGTTTAATACAAGTTGTCTTTGTTGCATGAACAATTTCTCAGTAAATCGACGATCATTCTATTGTCTCTTGGAAAATATGTAGTAGTAACGTTCATGCAAGTTCTCCCAGGTTGAAGAACGTCTTGTTCAAATCGCACGGACTATACGTGTAATTAGTGAAAATCACAAATGTCATTACTCTTACTAGACAATATTTACAATGCATAACTATTCATTTAGTCGCGCTCAAAAGAATTCGGTATAGGAAGACTGTCGAATTCGTGTTGGTCTGGTCGTTTATTAGAAATGTCCATGTTCACTTATTTAAAGTTTGAACGGGGAGCTGGCTTAAACAAATTACCATTTATAATAGTGTCCTATAAACCCCTTCTATAGTCCGCCATTTCCTGTTGTTGTTGACGTTTACCAAGACCGTGGATTTCAGCAAGATTGACAGCCTTGTCCTTTAATAGTGTAGCTCGTTCAATTGCAAGCGCCATTGCCTACTACCTTGTGAGTCTAATAAAGTCAGCATTCTCTGACGTGCAAAGACTTGAAACGACAGTTCTCATGAACATTCTTGCCTGAATCTCCCAATCTTCAAGAATACAACGAAGGTTCAAATTTGCCCATTTACCAGTAGATTGGCCTGTCACGATTGTACTAAGAGAACGCCACGTTGATCCGATTATTTTTGCGACTAAATTTTTTACGATGGCACGTTGCTTGTAAACCAGTATCGCTCCACAACCAACTACCAGATATGTGAGCCAGCCACTTTTTGAAGAGGGTCTCTTCCTCTTGCCACTTCCCTGGATCACGTCAAGGCATAACACCACGCCCTTTCTGTGTGTAGTCTTATACAAAGTTGAAAAGAGATTGTATCTAATCTCACATGTTTTTATCAACAAAAGCATAAATGCCATGATTAATTATGGATATTACCATCCACCTTAACGTTCGACTCTCATGCTGTACAATACCAAAGCAGTTGCACTTATCTTAAATAGGTGTAGATTTGGTACATACACTTCTATCTCAGGTGGGTCAGTTTTGTTTTCAAGGTCAGCAACGTTGATTGCTTTAAGCAATTTGGTATTTTCAAGTGTGCGTAAGTCAACAACCATTTTTGCAACAATAATTCTTTGTTAGTTTTCCCAAGTTATTGACACTCCTCTGTTATTTTTCTACACGCCTTCAGTCTACAACAAGTTCCAAGACATAGCATTAGTAAATTCATTTCTTTTT